CGTAAAGTAGGTGGTAATATACGATGAACGAACTGAACAAACGACAAAAGACATTCGCTGAAGCCTACGCTATACCTGGAACGGAATATTATGGTAACGCCACTAAATCAGCTATTAGAGCAGGATATAGTGAAAAAACAGCATATTCACAAGGGCAAAGAATGTTGAAGAATGATGAAATACAAAGTTACATCAAGGGGGTAGAAGATAAACTCTTTGATGAACAAATAATGAGCGGTAAAGAGGTGTTGTATCGTTTAACCAGAACAGCTAGAGCAGAAACGGTTGAAATTGAGCCAGTTGTAACGAAAAAGGGGATATATAAAATTAATCCTTCAACAGAAAAACATAATCTAGTTTACGATGAAAGTGTAGAGTTGGTTAAAAAGCCACCTAAGATAAGTGATCAAAATAAAGCGTTGGAATTGCTAGGTAAACATCATAAGTTGTTTACAGATGTACAAGATGTAAATGCTACGATAACGCCGGACTTCATAGATTCCATTAAGTAGGTGTATAGATGAGTAAATTAGTATTAGATTTAGCTGATTTAATCCCTAAACACTTTCATGGACTGTGGAAAGCTACTAAGGACAAAGAAAAACTTAACATAGTAGCTAAAGGCGGACGTGGTAGTGGTAAGTCCTCTGATATATCTATCATCATTACACAGTTAATCATGCGCTATCCTATGAATGCAGTTGTAGTACGTAAGACAGACAATACATTAGCTACATCAGTATTTGAGCAAATTAAGTGGGCGATAGAAGAACAAAAGGTGTCGCACCTGTTCAAAGTTAAAGTGTCGCCAATGGAAATCACATATGTTCCTAGAGGGAATCGGATTATCTTTAGAGGGGCGCAGAACCCTGAACGATTAAAGTCGTTAAAAGATAGTCGATTCCCTTTTTCTATCATGTGGATAGAGGAGTTAGCAGAATTTAAGACAGAGGACGAAGTCACGACAATTACTAACTCTATGTTACGTGGTGAATTAGATGACGGATTGTTCTACAAGTTTTTCTTTAGTTACAACCCACCTAAGAGAAAACAATCGTGGGTTAACAAAAAATACGAAACCTCATTCCAACCTGATAACACATTCGTACATCATTCAACGTACTTAGATAACCCTTTTATTTCTAAACAGTTTATACAAGAGGCAGAGAGCGCTAAAGAACGCAACGAACTACGTTATCGTTGGGAATATATGGGCGAAGCATTGGTAGTGGCGTTGTACCGTTTAATAACTTACAAATAGAAACGATACCCCAAGAAATGATTGACGGTTTTGACAACATAAGGAATGGCCTTGACTTTGGATATGCTGACGATCCGTTAGCGTTTGTCCGTTGGCATTATGATAAAAAGAAACGGGTTATTTACGCTATCGACGAATATTACGGTGTTCAGATTAGTAATAGGCAATATGCAAACGAAATGTGGAAAAGAAAATATCAGTCAGACGACATTTACGCTGACCATGCCGAACCTAAATCAATAGCTGAATTAAAGCGAGAACATGGCATGAAAAAAGTAAGACCGGTTAAAAAAGGGCTGATAGCAGAGAATATGGTGAACAATGGTTATCTGATTTAGAAGCTATCATAATAGATCCAAAACGTACACCGAATATAGCAAGAGAATTTGAAAATATAGATTATCAAACTGATAAAGATGGAGATATTATTCCTAAATTAGAAGATAAAAACGACCATACAATTGATGCCACTAGATACGCCCTAGAGCGTGACATGAGGCAGAATAAACTTAGCATACTTACGTAAACGAGGTGATTAGCATTAACTGGCCATGGGATAAACCATATCACGAACAAGTGGTAGAACAAATCAAACCGAAGTATGAAACGCAAGAAGAAATGATATTGCGCTTAGTTAGAGAACATAAAGAGAACATAGACAATATCACAATGGGTGAAAGATATTATAATCATCATCCAGATATACTAGACGCTCCTTTCAAAAGAGATGTGAACGGTGACTATGATGAAACTAAACCAGACTGGCGCATGTACACAAACTACCACCAAAACTTAGTAGACCAGAAAGTAGCTTATGCAGTTGCTAATCCTGTGACATTTGGTGTAGATAATGACAAAGCATTAAAACAAATACAACAAACACTTAATCACAAGTGGGATGACAAATTAGTAGATATATTAACTGCTGCAAGTAATAAAGGTATCGAATGGGTCCAACCTTATGTAGATGAAGAGGGAGAATTTAAAACGTTTCGTGTACCTGCAGAACAAGCTGTACCTATTTGGACTAATAAAGAAAGAGATGAACTGCAAGCGTTTATCCGTGTATATGAATTAGACGGAGCAGAACGTGTTGAGTATTGGACTAAAGATGATGTGACATTCTATGAGTTGAAAGAAGGACAACTTATCCCTGATTTCTATCGTAGTGAAGATCATATACAACCTCATTATTATCAAGGTAATAAATTGATGAGTTGGGGGCGTGTTCCTTTTATTCCGTTCAAGAACAACCCACAAGAAGTATCTGACTTATTCATGTATAAAACAATCATAGACGCGTTAGATAAGCGATTATCTGATACACAAAACACTTTTGATGAATCGGTAGAGTTAATTTATATCTTAAAAGGTTATGAAGGCGAAGATATGAAAGACTTCATGCATAACCTTAAATACTACAAAGCAATTAGTGTTGCAGGAGAAAGTGGTTCTGGTGTAGATACTATCAAAGTAGAAGTGCCTATTGACTCTGTTAAGGAATACACGAAGATGTTACGTGATTACATTATAGAGTTTGGGCAAGGCGTAGACTTCCAACAAGATAAATTTGGCAATAGTCCAAGTGGTATTGCGCTTAAATTTATGTACAGTAACTTAGACTTAAAAGCTAATAAGCTAAAGAATAAAACACTTACTGCGTTACAAGAATTATTGCAGTACATTATCGATTTCTACAGATTAGATGTGAAAGTGCAAGACATCGAGATTACATTCAACTTCAATGTAATGGTTAATGAGTTAGAAAACTCTCAAATCGCTATGAATTCTACAGGGTTATTATCTAAAGAAACTATTCTTGGTAATCATTCGTGGGTACAAGATCCTGTAGCTGAAATGGAGAGAATAGAACAAGAAAACATAGAACTCAATCAACAACTCCCTGACATTGAGGAGGGTTTGAATGGCGAACAAAGACGATCCGAAGATAAATAATCAAGAAGATATTGATAGATATATTAATGCACTAATAAAGAAAGCTGAAGATGAAATTGAAATACTTTTCTCAAGACGCTTAAAACAAATTAAGCAAGAAATTGAAGAAATGTTCTCTAAATATCAGTCTGATGATGTATATGTAACATGGACTGAATTTAATAAGTATAACAGGCTCAATAAGGAACTTAACCGTATAGCACAGATGTTGACACAAGATTATAGAGAAGTCGCTAAGATTATCAAACAATCTCAACAGAATGCTTATATTGAAAAGTTCATGATGAGCCTTTTCTTATATGAAATGGCAAGTCAAACTCCAATGCAGTTTGATGTGCAACTCAAGCGATTATACAAAAAGCAATAGAGCAACCTATCGAACTAATTCAGTTAATACCAACATTAGACCGCCATAGAAGTAATGTACTTAAAAAGATACGTTTAGAAATCACTAGAGGTATCATAAATGGCAAAGGTTACACGTATATAGCTAAAGCATTAAGAAATGATTTAGGCATGTCAAAAGCTCAATCAGTGCGTGTAGCTAGAACAGAAACAGGACGTGCATTGTCACAAGCTGGATTAGATAGTGCGATGGTAGCTAAAGAAAACGGACTTGATATGAAAAAACGTTGGTATGCTACTAAAGATACACGCACACGTGATACACACAGACACTTAGACGGCACTTCAGTAGATATTGAAGATAACTTTCATTCTAGTGGTTGTGTAGGACCTGCACCTAAGTTGTTTGTAGGTGTAGCTAGTGCAAAAGAGAACATCAACTGTCGTTGTAAGTTGCTTTACTACATAGATGAAGATGAATTACCTACAACGATGAGAACTAAAAAAGATGGCGTAATACCTTTCACTAACTATAGAGAGTGGGAGAAAGAGAAACGAAAAGGTGGTGCTTGATTATGGAGTTTAATGTGAAGGTTAATGTTGATGCTGATGATGCAATTGAGAAATTAGAGCGTATCAAACAACTATATGAAGAAATCAACCGATTAAAGAACGATAGACCTGTTGTAAAGGTAGGAATAAGCAACGAAGCTGATACAGAAATAATTAGAAGTTATATTAATGAGAAAAATGCTGAAAATGCAAACTTTAACTTATTCTAGCTAACACTTAAATGTGTTGGCAATTTTTATGCCCAAATCATGCTCAAGGCGTTAAAAGGTGCAAACTCATGGTGGAAAAGACCACCGTAATAAAAAATGTGAGGAGTAGTAATAATGAAAAGAGAATTTTTACGTGGTTTAGGTGTCGAAGAAGATGCTATTCAAAAGATTATCGACGAACATCATGAAGGTTTGCAATCATATAAAGAGAAGGCAGAGAAAGTTGATTCACTAAAAGAACAATTAGACACTGCTAACGAAGAAATTAGAAATCGTGATAATCAAATTGAAGAACTCAAAAATAATGTTGGTGATAACGATGAACTTAAACAAGAGTTAGAAAAATATAAAGAGCAAAACGCCAACTACGATCAAAAACTCAAAGACGTTCAGTTAAATAAAGCTATCGAAGTATCTTTAGCTAAAGAAAAAGCAATTAAACCTGAACAAGTAATCAAACTAATCGATAAAGATAATTTAGAAGTTGATGACAATGGAAATGTCAAAGGATTAGACGATTACATGAGTGAGTTCAAAAAAGAGAATGAGCATTTGTTTGAACAATCTAAACCAAGCGGACGTACGCCGAATGACGGAAAAAGCGTTGCTGGCGGAATAACACAAGAACAGTTCAACAATATGAGCGTAGATGAAAGAACTGATCTATTTATGAATGATAGAAAAACATACGACGCTCTAATAAACAATTAGAAAAGAGGTTATAACATATGGCACAAGGAACAACAACTAAAAGTACACAAATCGTTCCAGAAGTATTAGCACCTATGATGCAAGCAGAATTAGATAAGAAATTGAGATTTGCACAATTTGCAGACATTGACAGTACATTAGTAGGACAACCAGGTGACACTTTAACTTTCCCTGCATTTGTTTACAGTGGCGATGCTACAGTAGTACCTGAAGGACAAAAAATCCCTGTAGACAAAATTGAAACTAACAGACGTGAAGCTAAAATTCATAAAATCGGTAAAGGTACTGATATTACTGATGAAGCTTTATTGTCTGGTTATGGTGACCCTCAAGGAGAAGCAGTACGTCAACACGGTTTAGCTATTGCTAACAAAGTAGATAATGACGTATTAGAAGCTTTACGAGGTACTAAATTAACTGTAAGTGCAGACATCGGCACATTAGCAGGCTTAGAAGCTGCAATTGACACATTCGATGATGAAGATTTAGAACCAATGGTATTATTCATTAATCCTAAAGACGCTGGTAAATTACGTTCTAGTGCTTCAGATAACTTCACTCGCGCTACTGAATTAGGCGATAACATTATCGTTAAAGGTGCGTTTGGCGAAGCGTTAGGAGCTGTTATTGTACGTTCTAAGAAATTAGATGAGGGCGAAGCTATTTTAGCTAAACGTGGTGCAGTTAAATTAATCACTAAACGTGATTTCTTCTTAGAAACTGACCGTGATCCTTCAACTAAAACAACTGCTTTATACAGTGATAAACATTATGTAGCATACTTATATGACGAATCTAAAGCAGTTAAGGTAACTAAAGGCGCTGGAACTACAGACTCAGGCGCATAAAAGGAGGTAGTGACGTATGTATAAAGTAATCGAATACTTCACAGACTTACAAGACGCCAACTACGAATATAACGTTGGAGATACGTTCCCTCGTAAAGGTTTAAATGTAAGTGATGAACGATTAGCCGAACTATCCACAAAAGAGAACCGTCAAAACAAGACCCTTATTGAGCGTGTAGAGAGCGACAAAGACTTAAAAGATATGAAAGTATCAGAATTAAGAGAACTCGCTAAAGAACGTGAAATAGAGGGCTTTTCTAGTATGAAAAAAGATGAACTCATTGAAGCATTAGGAAGTGTTGAGTAATGAATGCACAAGACGTTAAATTATTAAACAATCTCTCACTCGATGATACTTCAAATGACGAAACAATCGAATTACTTATTGAAAAGTATCTGAATGTAGCTGAAGAATATTGTAATCAAACATTCAATAGGCAGTCATTACCTAGTAATGTAGAGAAATTCATTGCTAACTGTATTAAACAAGGTACGACTAGCAATATTTCTTCGCGTACTATGGGTACTGTGAGCTACACTTTCGTTACTGATTTACCTAAGGAGACATACGGTTACCTTAAACCATTTAGACGCTTACGTTGGACTGGTTATCATGTTTAATCCATTAGACGAGTTTCCTCATACAATCGAATTAGGCTCAAGAGAAGTTGTGGGAGAGTATCCACGTGAACGAGAGCGCTTTAAGAGCGAAAAAACAATACAAGGCTTTATGGATACTCCTACTGCATCAGAACAACTCAAGTTTCATCAAATGAACCAATCATACGACAGAAACCTATATACGCCGTACAGCCTGCCAATAACTAACAAAAACTTATTCAAATACAACGGTAAAACTTACGAAGTAGTAGGAGAACCTGTCGACCAAGGCGGACAACAAGAAATCAACTTAACAAGATTGAGAGAATGTCCTATTGGCTAAGGTTAAATACGGAAATTGGGATTTAGTTAAGGAACTTGAGGAGTTTGAAAAAGAAACGATTAGATGGGCTAAAAAAGGTATAGCCAAGACAACAACAATTATTCACAATTCAATAGTTAGTAACATGCCTGTTGATACCGGTTATCTTAGAGAAAGTGTTTCTATGGACTTTAAGAAGGGCGGATTAACAGGCGTTATTAATATTGGTAGTGAGTATGCAGTGTACGTTAATTACGGTACAGGGATATACGCAGTCGGTCCAGGTGGTAGTCGTGCAAAGAATATCCCGTGGCGTTACAAAGACGCAGACGGACATTGGCACACAACTAAAGGGCAACATGCACAACCTTTCTGGGAACCAGCAATTGATGAAGGTAGAGCGTTTTTCAATAAGTATTTTTCATAAGGTGGTTAAGATATGTGGGTATCAGTAGAACGGTATCTGTTCAACAAGATATATAACAAATTAAAGAGCAACCCTATCGTCAGTAAACAACTAGGCGGTAGGGTTTTTGATTGCGTTCAAAAAGACGCTGTTTACCCATATATCGTTGTGGGTGAAACAAACGTCACTAATAAAGAAACGACAACGAGTATGTTTGAAGATGTAGGCGTAACCTTACACGTGTATAGTCAAGCGAGAAATCGTGATGAAGTAGCACAAATCATTCAGTTTTTAGGTCATGTACTTAATACTGAATTTGAAATCGAACATTACTCATTCATTAAAAGTCGGATTGATACACAAGAAGTGATAACTGACATAGATCAGTACACGAAACACGGTATCATCCGGCTTGTTTTTAAATACAGACACAATACTTTACAAAGGAGTGTAACGAATAGTGCAGAATAAATACATTGCAGCGTTACAAATCGCTGACAAAGATTTAGCAAGCAAGCTGAAAGAAGAAGATGCTATTCTGTTAGCTAGTTTAGCTGAAGGTGGACACACAATCAGTAATGACTTAGCTGAAATGATTACAGGTGGCAAAAAAGACTATAGTCGTAACTCTGTAGAAGAAGAAATCAAGTTAACTGTTGACCGTGTACCTGGCGACAAAGGTCAAGAAGCTTTAGATGAGTCAGTTAAAAACTTCAAACAGTTACGATTATGGATTTGGGAAGTTAAAAAACGTGATGGTAAACATCATGGTATTTTCGCTTATGTAATTATAGAAGAGCAAGAATGGTCATTTGATGATGAGGATGACAAAATCGAAATCACTGCAAAAGTTAAATTTAACAGTGCTAACGGTTCTGTTGATTCATTGCCACCAGAATGGCTCAATCCTAGTGCTGCTGCTCCTACAGTTGAATGGGAAGATATGGGAGCTTATACAGACTCATATGAAAATCGTACACCTAGTGCTGGTGCATAACTTTACGAGGGCATTAAGCCTCTATTTTTTGTAAAAATAACAGAAAGAGGTTAAAGAATGACTGAAAATACAATCAACCCTATTACTGAATTAGAAATCAACGGAGAAGAAGTAGAAGCAAAAGCTACTTTCTTATTTGATAAAGCGGCTAAGAAATTCGCTAAAGACGAGCAAGATGAAAATGGTAAAACTACTAAAGTATCTGGTTTTAATGCTATTTATAACGGTATTTTAGAACGTGATCCAATCGCAATTGCAGACTTTTGGGAATGTGCAACGGCTTATTTAGGTAAAAATGCACCTAAACGTGAAGATATCGAACAAACACTAATGGAAATTATTGATGAAAAACAAGACTCTATCGAATTATTACAAGGTGCATTGCAAGTTTTAAATCATAGTGGTTTTTTCAAACAGAAATCACGTCTATTCTGGACACAAATGAACTCGGCTCCATCTATGGTGAAAGAAGAAGAAAAAGAGTCTACGAAGAACGGTATCGAGTTCATGAAGAACAATTACAAAGAAATCATGGGCGAGCTACCTTACTAGATTATTCAGAAATACGGCAGATAACCAGTCAATACATAGGCTATCTTCCTTATGATGAATTAATGAGTTTGACGCCTAATGAATGGAAAGACTGGGTTGTAGGTCGTAGATTGGCGTTACTTGATGAACAAGAAACTT